CCCGAGGGGATCGTCACGACGGGCTGGCCTCGGGTCGAGGCTCAGCTCGCCAAGATGGGCGTGGTGTTCGATGAGTGGCAGGCCGGTCTGTCCCGGCTCGCGCTCGGCAAGCGGGCGAACGGGAAGTACGCGGCCACGGTCGGCGGGATCGTGCTCTCGATTCCGCGCCAGGTCGGCAAGACGTTCATGGTCGGATGCCTGATCGTGGCGCTGTGCATCCTGTTTCCCGGGCTCAAGGTGTTGTGGACCGCGCACCGGACCCGGACGGCGACGAACACGTTCGCCGCGCTGCAGGGCATCGTGCGCCGGCGCAAGGTGGCGCCGCACATGGCGAAGAACGGGATCCGGACCACCAACGGGGAGCAAGAGCTCCGGTTCCGCAACGGCAGCGTGATCATGTTCGGTGCGCGCGAGCAGGGTTTCGGCCGCGGGTTCGATGCGGTTGATATCGAGGTGTTCGACGAGGCTCAGATCCTCACCGAGAAGGCGCTCGACGACATGATCGCCGCGACGAACCAGAGCAGGCACCCGCACGGTGCGCTGCTGTTCTACATGGGCACCCCGCCCCGCCCGGGTATCGACCCGGGGGAAGCGTTCACCGCGAAGCGCCGCAAGGCGCTGTCGAAGAAGTCGAAAGACATGGTGTACGTGGAGTGCTCCGCGGATAAGGGCGCCGACCCCGACGACCGCGAGCAGTGGGCGATCGCGAACCCCAGCTACCCGCACCGCACGCCGGATGAGGCCATGGAGCGGATGCGCGAGAACCTGCTCTCGGATGAGTCGTGGATGCGGGAAGCGTTCGGCATCTGGGACGAGGACGGCGATACCCGGGTGATCACGGCGTCGGTGTGGGACGACCTCGCCGCGGCGGGACCGGACGAGGATGTGGAGCCGACCGCACTGGCAGTGGATATGTACCCGACGCGCACGCTGTCGGTAGCCGCATGCTGGTCGCGCGAGGGCAGCGCGCATGTGGAAATCGTGGCCACCGAGGACGGCAACGACACCGAGGCGACCGCGCGCTGGATCGCGGAGCGGTCCCGCCGCATCCCGGTCGTGGTGTACGCCGGCGGCGCGGCCGGTGCGCTGATCCCGATCCTGAAGCGGCACGGCGTGAAAGTGGTCTCGGCCAGTGCATCGGACATGAGCAAGGCGGCCGGTCTGCTGTACGACGAGTTGCACGCGGAGCGGGTGACCCACGCTGCACAGCCCCAGCTCGATATCGCAGTGGCCGGCGCGCGGCGGCGGGCGATCGGCAACAGCGGCGCGTGGGGCTGGGATTTCAAAGAGTCCAAGACCGATATCGCCCCGCTGGTCGCGGTGAGTCTGGCGCTGTGGGGCGCGGCCAACCAGCCGGCCAAGGTGCCGGCGATCTACTGAGAGGAGGCGCCCGTGGGATTCTGGTCAAATCTGTTCGGCGGCGGCACGCCGAATCATGCGGAGGTCACCGCGAATGCGAACCCTCCGGATCCGGAGTGGGCGCCGGGTGACCCCAATGGTGTGAGCATCGAAGGCGGCGAGGACCTGCAGGCGCGCGCCCTGCCCTACCCGCAGCCGTCGCTGTGGTCGGGGTGGCCGGGAGACTGGTCGACGCCGGGATTCAACACCGAGGCCGGTATCCGGAAGCTGGTCGATACGGCCTGGGCGTGTTTGGATCGCAATTCCTCGATTCTGTCCTCGATGCCGGTGTATCGGCTGAGATCGGGGCGCATCATCCCGCCTCACGCGTGGATGACGAACCCCGATCCGATGATCTACACATCGTGGGCGGAGTTCGCGAAACAGCTGTTCTGGGATTACATGCTGGGCGAGGCGTTCGTGATGCCGTTCGCCTACCGGGCCGACGGATACCCGATGCAGTTCCGGGTGCTGCCGCCGTGGCTGGTGTCGGTTGAGATGAACGGCGGGCGGCGTGAGTATCGGCTCGGGCACGAGGATGTGACCGGCGAGATTCTGCACATCCGCTACAAGTCGACGACCACCGATCCCCGCGGGATCGGCCCGCTCGAGGCGGCGGGTGCTCGGCTCACGGCCTCGGGTGTGCTGCAGCGGTACGTATCCGAGATCGCCGACAACGGCGGCATCCCGCCGTACGTGCTGCACTCGGACACGCCCCTGAAGAAGGAAGAGGCCGACGACCTACAGGAACAGTGGGCCGAGGCGCGGCGCCGCAACCTCGGTCGCCCCGCGGTTTTGTCGGGAGGCGTGTCGGCGCAGGCGTTGACGAGGCCGAGCGCGAAAGAGCTCGCCTTGCTGGAGCTGAGCCAGTTCACCGATTCGCGGATCGCGATCCTGCTCGGCACGCCACCATTTCTCGTAGGGCTTCCCTCCGGTGGGGACAGTATGACCTACGCGAATGTGTCGTCGCTGTTCGATTTCCACGACCGCGCGATGCTGCGGCCCATGACCAACGCGGTCATGTCGGCGCTGTCGGGGTGGGCGCTTCCGGCCGGTCAGACCGTCGAGCTCAACCGCGACGAGTACGTGCGCCAGACCCCGCTCGAACGCGCACAGACCTACACCGCGTTGCACGGGATCGGTGCGATCACCACCGAGGAGATCCGCGCTATGGAGCGCCTGCACGGGGAGGCTTCGGCGAGCTCGCTGTCCGGCGCGGCCGAGGCCGGGCCGACCGGTGAGCCGACCGAAACCGAGACCACGGAACCGAACCCAGAAGGGGCGAGCACATGACCGTAGACGAGCAGCAGCGCGCGCCCGTCGAATTCCGTGAGGCCGCAGCGGTCGAGTCGGTCGACTTCGCTCAGCGCATCGTGAAGCTGATTGCCGTCCCCTACGGGGAGCCGGCGCCGGTGATGTACCGCGGCGAACCGTGGTCGGAAATCATGGAGCGCGGCGCGTTCGACGGTTTGGAGAAGCGCCCGAACCGGATCCGCGCGAACCGCGACCACGACCGATCCCGGACCGTCGGCAAGGCGCTTCGGTTCTGGCCGGACGACCAGCGTGGCCTGATCGCCGAGATCCGCATCGGGCAAACCCTGCTCGGTGACGAGACGCTGTCGCTGGCCGCCGAGGACATGCTGTCCGCGAGCATCGGGTTCGCGGTGCGTCCGGCCGATCAGCGGTTGGACCGGGCAACGAAAACCCGGCATATCCGTACGGCTTTCCTGGATCACATTTCCTTCGTCGAAGCGCCGGCCTACGACGGTGCCCGGGTGCTGGCCGTGCGGCACGGCGAGACCGAATCGGAGGCCGGGATGGCGATCCCGAAGACCCCGCGGCTGGACCAGTTCGCCAATGACGAGGTACTGCGCTGGGCTGCGGCCCGGCTCAAGAAGTAACATCACGGCTGTATAGATCAGCATTTCCGACTCCCCGTAGACGGTGGGTTGCCTCGGCGAATGAGGCGGGTCGAAGCGGATGCCACGCAGCCAACTCGAATCCCACCTATTCGGAGGAGTAACCCAGATGGGTAGCAATGCGCACGCCAACGACGCCATGATCCGGCGTCTCGAGCGTGAACTCGAAGAGCGGCAGACGTTCGTGAACGGCGTCATCGGCGCGGCCGAGGATGCTCAGCGCGACCTCAACGAAACCGAGTCCGCGACCCTCGCCGAGGCGCGTAGCCGCATGTCGGCGCTGAAGTCGCAGATCGACCAGCTCGAGGACGTCGCCCGCGTAGCCAGCGAGGTTTCGGCCCGCGCCAAGCAGGTCGACCTCGCCATTTCCAGCGCCCGCGGCAAGGGCGGTGCCGGACCCGTCGAATACCGATCGGCCGGCGCGTACGCGCTGGACATGTATCAGTCGGCGCTCGGCGACCGCCCGGCCCGCGAGCGGCTCGAGGTGTTCCACCGCGCCGCCGATCACCAGAAGACCAGCGACAACCTGGGCGTGATCCCGGATCCGGTGGTCGGCAACGTCATCAACTTCATCGATGCCGCGCGGCCGATCGTGAGCCTGCTCGGTCCGATGGCGATGCCGTCCTCGAGCTGGCACCGGCCGAAGGTCACACAGCACACCGCGGTGGGTCGGCAGGGCGCGGCGGGTGCGGCGGCGGACGAGAAGTCCGAGCTGGTGTCGCAGAAGATGACGATCACCCGGCTGCCCGCGAACGCGGTCACCTACGGCGGGTACGTCAACGTGTCGCGGCAGAACATCGATTTCAGCTCGCCGCAGATCATGGATCTGATCATCAACGACATGGCCGCCCAGTACGCCGTCGACACTGAAGCCGCGACCGGCGATTCGCTCATGGCCGTCGGCACCACACCGGTGGTGATCGGTTCGACCGCGACCACCATCGCGGCCGGCCTGTGGAAGGCGGCGGCGAAGGCTTACATCGCGACCAAGGGCCAGGGCCGCCTGGTGATCGCGGTCTCGCCGGACAAGCTGGAGGCCTTCGGTCCGCTGTTCGCCCCGGTGAATCCGCAGAGCGCACAGTCGGATGGGTTCAACGCGGCCTCGTTCGGCCAGGGCATCATGGGCACCATCTCCGGTATCCCGGTCGTGATGTCGGCCGGCCTGACCGGTACCGAAGCGGTGCTGTTCTCCACCGCCGGTATCGAGGTGTTCGAGCAGCGCGTCGGCACCCTGCAGGTAACCGAGCCGTCGGTGATGGGCGTGCAAGTGGCCTACGCCGGGTACT